TGGTTGATTGATCATGTCTGGGTTGACCTTAGTCATCAGCTTCATGATGCTTTCGATGTTGTCCATACCCTGAGCATTTAAATTGATACTGAGGCTAGGCGGAGGAGTATCTGGCTTTGCACTCATAGGGCTAGACATCGGTGACATAGGCGGCATTGGATCGCCACAAGCTTCGGCCTGTACTACTGGCTGATCCAGCTCTCTCATTTTCTGCATTAATTCATTGAAATTCATTTATTAACTCCCTAAGGCGCTTTTAGCACCTGCTTTATCTTGTTTGCCCTTAGGCAGTTTATATTCTACGTTGATGCCATCTTTCTTGCGATCTTTGGCAGCTTTGGTTAAATCTTTTAGAAAACTTTTGTTGAAATCATCTCCAAAATAATCTTTGTGTTTGATTTTTCCTGTGCCTTTTTCCATGTCCTGTTCATCTAACAGTGCATCACCTGTGGGCTTGTTGTCTAGGATCAATTGATCCATTTCAGTGGGCTCACTGCTGCCTCTCACACGGAACAGGTCCTCTGTGACTCCACAGTCTTTGATCATATCTGCTATCTCTGGTGGAGTAATAGGATACTCAGTAACAACTTCAAATACCGTAACTTCCATGTTGTTTTTGTCTGGAAAATCCAAGGGCAGTTTCTGTATAGGTGTGGTGTTGAGTTTTTCGAAGGTCATGATTTTGCAGCGTTCAAGTTTTGTTTTCACGCTGTCTTGGAAATTCTCTGGAATTTCTCCAGCTACCTTGATCTTAAAGCTGTAGACTTTTTTGTTTTCTGTGAGATATTCTTTAAAAGTTTTCATATGAGTATTTATGCTTTTCCGCTTAATTTTTTCAGCAGCTCATTGCGATCTGTGATAACATAAGCAGCACCGTTGATTACACCATTCTGTTCATTGCCAGCATCATTGTCTATTTTCAGTTTCTTCAACTGCAGATCTACACTTTTAAGCTTCTTATCTATCTTATTGGTTTTGGCAGTGATAGCATTGCCCATCATGCTTGCAGCCACTTCAAATATGCGGCCTGCATATCGCACTTCGACATTCATGCCTAGGTCCATGAGCTCGTCGTAGGCATCTTCTGCTTTTTTAGCTAGCTCGTCTAGCTCACGATCATCTAACTCTTCTAGTTCTTTGATCTGTGGAAGTCCACGAGTGATCTCTGCCACTCTCTGATAGCTGTCATTTAGGCTCTGCACCTGTTCATGTGTAGGCGGTTCCACAGGCAGCATCGCCGCAGGTTCTTGTGAATCTAGATTTAGCAGTTCTTCTAGTTTTTTGGTCATATCATACTTATCTTCGTTTGGTGCCCTGATGAAAAATGTCTTTTTCGCTGATCACACGGAATCGTATGTTCTGTTGTTTACACCATGCATTAGCAGCTTCCCATTTGGCCATGTTTTTCACATACTGCTGTTGATTGTATGCACTTTTTCCTACAGCTTCTCTGAAGGTATGATTAGAAGGTTTCACTTCCACAACTTCTGCATGTTTAGCACCATTTTTATCTTGATATACTACAAAAAAATCCGGCACATATATAGTGCTACGGCCAGTCAAGGGATCTCTGTATGGTATCTTTATGCTTTCACTGGCCCAGCTCTGCACACTAGGATGTTCATCTAGCATTCTCATGAATACAAATTCCCAAGAGCTGCGTGCTAGTGGCGTTTTCAACCCCACATACTTAGCAGGGTTTTTCATCTCAAATCTACCCTGGGCGAACTTGCTCATTAGGCAGCTATGTTTCTGGTTTGATTGACTTTCACATCCGCAGTTCTGTATCCTAGTATGCTACTGGGCACACGATTATTGTTTAATATCTCGGCAACCAACTGGCTCAATGTTTGAGCAGTCATGCCTGTTAATGTGTCTAGCACCTGCGAAATGGGGGTGGCATCTATCTTAGCTTGACGCAGTAGAGTCATAGCCACAGTCTCAGCTGCATCAGTGTCAAAGCCAGCAGATTCAAAAAAGGCTACAGCGACAGTGACCTCATTGGCTGCGTATTCTAACCCAGCTTCACCATATGTGTCAAAATACAGTTTAGTGCCAGCTGCACTGTCAGAAATTTCAAATGAGGGTAGATTGGTGGCCATATTTTATTCCTGTTAACGAACTAGAGTTTTTTGAGTAGCAGTAGTCGTAGGTTGTGTACTTGCACTTTTAGGAAATGCAGCGCCTATTACTCCGCCGACTGTGCTAATAGCTGACGATATATTTGTAGGATTACTGAGAATGTTGACGGCTTCCGAAGCCAATTGATCTGATGTCAATGATGATAAGTTTTTGTAAGTGTTTATTGATGCAATGGCGGTGCTGAGAAACCCTCCTTTGCTGTCGAAAGCAGCACCCGAGGAAACATTTCCAAAAATTTGTTCGAGTCCGTCTAAAACACCACCTTCGCCTGTGAGTGTTGCTACACCACCACCTGCCACTGATATAGGGCTCGGTGCAGCATCGTAGTGCAGTGTAGCGAATCCTTTGGGGCTGTCATATTTGACCAGTCCTGCAGAATATTTCACAGATTCATATTCTAATGTCATTTGACTTTCTGCAAATTCGCTGGCGGCATAGTCCATGCTGCCGTGGCTCCATGATTTGATTCTAGGATTTATTAAAGTGTATCCTAAGAACCTTCTGCGAGCCATGGTATATATGCTGACTGATTTAAAAAACCCTGCGGTCACGTTGTTGTCCATACCATAGCGGAAGTTGTCAGTTGGAGTGTCTGCTGCACGGTATTTGGTTTCTGAATATGCTGATTCGGGCAATTGCCTATCCGCGATGTAATACCCGTAGTATACAGCCCACAGTGCATTGATTACACCTGTGGCGTCATCATGCATGGTGATGTTTACTGGTTCGTAGTTGAAATTTGTATAAACAATTTTTTTCCTATTATACTGATTTTTGACCACACTGTCGAAATTGTATTTTGGCAGATCTGCGGTTTTAACCAGCAGCCCAATTTCTTCATGATGTTTGTTAGTGAATGCAGGTACACGCATCACACTTTTGTCAATCTCAAATCTTACATAATAGTTGAACTTGGTTCGAGGGGCCAGCCGCATGTTGCCATCTACGAACAGCTTGGTAGCATGCCTCCAGTTAGCACTTTGCCCTTTGGGAGTTAGTAGACCTTCGCCAACTCCTTGTAAAAATCTTGTGAAATAGTTTGCCATACAAATATTTATGTCACAAAAAAAGCCCCAAAAGGGCTTTTTTTGTTGTCTGCAAAAAATTACCTTGCTGAACCACCTGTAACAGCTGAACCAATTGTTCTGCCTACAGCTGCACCAATACCGCCAATTGGGCTAGTAGCTACTGCACCTGCAGCAAACTGTACCACATTATCGTAGGAAATAGTTAACGCCACGGTCATGTGTTCATTAGTGGAATAGTTTGCGTCACCGTAGTCTGCGTTCTGCACAAAACAACCATACAGTTCAAAGGTATCAAGTGTACTTGAAGCTAACGCACCATTACCGCCATCTAACACTTCTATGCGTGTGGTGAATTTGTAGTCAATACCTGAACGTGCAGAAGCCTGCTCCATGAAGTCATACTGTTTCTGGATCTGCTGGCCAACAAGTTTCTGTACCTGTCCGCTGGCATCATCACGCAGTGTCAGCGTGATGTTTTCTAGAGTGTATCTACCAGCCAACTTGACTTTGGAGTTATAGACATCTAAGGTCATTTCTTCAAACGATACCTTAGGTCTTGTTACATCCTGCACCTGTTTGGTAAGTTCTGTGGCAGCTGCAACACCGAAGCCTAGCAGAGTAACTCTAAAGCGATATTTTAATTTAGGCATTAACAACACCTGGGTGCTGCCAGCTGTGTTGCTTGTTGGAATACCTAGATTATTCAGTGATGTAATTGCCATTTTTAAATTTCTCCTGTGTTCTTGACACGTAACGGAATGTAGATGAACTCAATGGCCTTTACGGGTTCAATTGCGATATCAACATACAGTTCGTTGCGATCTATTCTCGACGGAGTGTTGTTGCTTTCATCACAGACAACCGCAAAGTCGTAGAGTGCTCTCAATCCTACTAATTCTAACAACAGACTTTCCACTGCCTGTTTGACTTCATCACGTGTGATCTTGTCATTGGGTTCAAAGATATAAGGACGAGCAAGTTTATTCAACTGGCTGCGTAGATATACCACTAGTCTAGCAACATTGATACGATCTAAAGCAGAAGCATTTCTAGCACGGGTTTTTTGGCCGTGTGCTACCAGTCCTATGCCGTTAAAGAACGGAATCGGATTAACTTTGAGATCATACAGCGTGTCACGCTGACCTTCATTTAGTGCCACTGTTTGGAATTCGCCTGAGGCCGCATCAATATAACCAACTGCTGTTGCATTAGTAATACCACCGCGTCTGGTACCTGCTGGTGCGAACCATGGGAAGCTGACGTTGTCACTGAGTGTGATAGTCTTCAGCATCATGTGGCTAGCTGGAACCACTGCAGGCGAACCGCCTAGATCAGTTGTAAATCCGTTGGGATAGTATACTGCCAAGTACTCATCGTATGTGACAATACCGTCATCACCGTTGTCTGTGACTAGGTTAGCATTAGTACCCCATGTGGTTAAACTTGTGGCATCTGAAGGTAGTCTCAACGGTGTGTCGCCAACCACGAACGCTGTAACACCGCGATCGATGTTTAGATTCACTAGATTGCTCAACAGTTCTGGATAACCAGGAGCAGCTATGATATTAAAGTTGCGACGTTCTTCATCACGTATTTCTTGACTGGTATCGACCACGCTCTTCATGGCCTGTGTGACTACCTTGCGCTGTGCATTGCGACCAAATGATCCAGAACCGTCTTCATTGTTGCCCGAAGCTGTGGACCAACGATCTGGTTCATAGGTATCCATGCTTTGACCGCTGCCGCTGACAAATGCTGAACCTGCTAGTGTAGCTGCACTGGTTCTTGGATTGTCAGAAGTAGTGTCGATATAGCTGTTTTGATACTGTTTGACGTTGCCGCCTGAACGACGTAGATTCCATAACAGTATGCCTTTGGGATACAGTGCAGGATCTGGTGCATCTGGATCCAAAAAGTTGTTGGTTATTAGGTCTTCTATGGTGCTGGCTGTCTTTGATGTACCAGCCGTATTCCAACGTGCATCTGCAAACAACACACCTTCTTCAGTGGTTTGATCTGCATTGTCAACCAATTCCCAACGCTGTGCAAGATCTGCCACATCGGTAAGATTGGTGTTGTATCTGTAAATGGTTGGGAAGTTCTCTAGATCAGCAGTGCTGACCCATATGTCTCCATTAGCAGTAACGTTGGCCTTGTAAGGATTCGATGCTGCTACAATAGGTAGATATCCTGCTCTTAATGTGGCAGTGGCAGCTTCATAGTAGGGTGCTGTCGAATGACGATAGCCTACCCATGTGTTGCCATTGTGCACCATAAGATCAACTTCTGAAAAGTTTGGATTGTACCATAACTGTCCATCTTGTGGTTCATTCAAAGGTGCATCTGGCGATGCTGCAAATCTTGGATCTGATGCTGCCAAAGGTTTCCATCCCGAAGCTAGATAATCTCCTGCCGCTGCATCATAGAAGTTTTCTGTACCAGCCAGTGTGTCAATGTTATATGCGGTGAATGAACTAGCTAGTGCTGTGCTGACTGTATCTGCTAGTCTAAAGTCTCCGCCTAGTGTGTGGCTAATGGTCAATCTATTTGCTGTGGTAGATACTGCAGTCACCGAAGCTACGATGTTGGTAAATCCTGCTGCGTTGATAGCAGCTGCCATTAGTTCTGCGTCACTGGCTGTGCCCACAGCTGTGAATGACACAGTTTTAGCTGTGTCTAAGGCCAGTGTGGTCTTTAGTGATTCACTGATAGTGAATGATTTTGCACCTGCACTAATAGTACCTGTCTTTATAATATTGCTAGTGACAGATGTAGCTGCACCTAGAGCAACATTTCTGCGCCATAGTCTAAAGGTCACTGTTTCTGGAGTTGTGTCAAATCCTGAAGTTTCTTTGGCATTGGCCTGTGTGAACAGTGAATCTTCTGCGATGCCTGCACCGCCACCACTGCGATCTAGATAATATAGAGCTGCTGAGGTAGTATCATAGATAGGTGCTTCATAGCTGACCCATGACAAGGTAGGTGTACTCCAACGCTTGGCTCTCCAACGTGCACCATTGTTAGGTTCTGTGGTTTTGATCCACACGCTGCCTGTAGCAGCGCCGCTTACTGTATCTGTGTTTTCGCTACGCTTGAAGCTGGGTACAGATGTATGCGGTTGTTGCTCAAGCAATGGATTAAGATAAACTCCTGCAGTGATACCTAGTGCGCTTAGGGCGGAAGTACCGTCCTCGAGCACTACACGGCCATCTGGTCCAGTTGAATCGCCCGGTGTGCCGTCAGCAGCCGAACGTCCATTAGAATAAATGCTTAGTCTACCACTAATGGCCTGTGCATTTACACCTTGGATGTTTGCACCATTTATAGCTGTGGCTATTTGTGCAGTTGTTCCTGTACCACTAATTAAACTGTTGTTAACATAAAAATTGTAGCTTACTGAACCACTAACCGCTGTACCGGTTACCACTGGCCAACTTGCCTGCCATTCATTCGATCCAACCAGTACCCATTCGCCTGCGTCTACGGCTGTGCCGCCGCCACCTACTCCACCGTTGCCTGCTGATTTATAATAGATCCTTGCATATTCTTCTTCTGCACCAAAAGAAGTGTCACCTTCTACTGTGCGGAACACTACTGCATAGTCACCAATCTTGCCTACTCCCGATTTTGGAGCATTGCCATCTATCTTAGATGGAAAATCTGCGTCTGTTAATACTAGTGGTACTTTGTATGTGAATTTTTGTCCGCCTGCTACTGTAGCAGCAGCACCGTTCCACTCTTGGATACCCCAGGTTGTAGCCTGTGTATCAATCCACCACTGGCCGTTTGTAGGATTCGCTCCCGGGGCATCAGTTTGTGCTTCTAGTTCGTCTAGGTCTACGTCTGCTCTTACTATAAAAGCAGCATTGCTTACACCTAGTAAACTGTAGGCTGCAAGTAGTCCATATTCGTTGCGCTCTGAACCATGTACAGGAGTAGCACTGGCTGTTTTCTCAAAGAATGGAACACCAAATGTTTCTGTAAGTTCACGCTGGCTGGTTATTCTAAAGGCCTTGCCAGCATTGGCCGCTGTGGTGCCTAGTGCAGTGCCTGTGCCTGCACCATTGGTTTTATCTTGCGCTGTTGCTACTACGATAAGAGGTGTGGTCCCAGGTTCTGCTGGTGTATAAAAACTCTCGTCGATTACCGTAACTTGTACGCCTGGTGATTGTAGTGCCATCCCATTTTCTCCTGGTAATAGTTGCTCATA